CCCCAAAGACGCTTTCCCTTTCAGCACTACGATTAAAGGGATGAAATGCGGAAATGGTAAGATCTATCAATTCACTTAGTAAACATGAAAATACATTTCAACAACAAGGAGATTGATATTCTGGTAGATACAAGCAGCTACCGATATACGGCTTTACAGAATGTAGGCACTCTTTATCTGTACTTTGCCAGTGAAGAGTTCATAAACATTCCCGTAGGAGCTTATTGTATCTACAAGAATATCACTTACTACCTTATGGATCCTGACGACTTCAAGAAGAAAAGCAGTCGGAATTTTGAATACACTCTTGTAATGTATGACATAGGCGCAATATTGGGTAAATACAAATGCCGGGATATTGTTTCTAAGCGTTTAAAGTTCGATTACACTGCAAAACCTCACGAGCATCTACAGTTAATTGTAGATAATCTCAACATGAGAGATAGCGGTTGGAAAGTTGGCGAATGTATTGAAGCAGAAGAAAAGACTATTAACTACAACCATATCTTTTGTAGTGAAGCTTTGCCTACTATTGCCGATACCTTTAAGACGGAGTATGAAATAGATCCGGCTATCAAAACAATACACTTGCGTAAAGTTGAATATAACAAGGGTGAACCTTTGCCTCTTGAATATGGGAAAGATAAAGGTTTTGTTCCAGGTTTAGGACGCTCCAACAAGGACGGAAATAGACCAGTTACCATATTGTACGTTCAAGGTGGGGAGCAGAATATAGACTTTAGCAAATATGGATCTAAGGAATTGCTTTTGCCCAAAAATCAAAGATTGGAGTATGAAGGGCGTGCTTACGTTTCGGATGCGGAAGGCTTGTATATAAAACGGGCTGAT